AAGTTACACCAAAGTTTCCAGAAAAGGAACCCCAATCCATATTAAAGTTTTGATTACGCTCACAAGTTTCGTTTATGCAATCTTCCGATGAGCAGTAAACAATATCATTATTTCTCAAGAGTCCCAATTTCTTTTATCTCCAGTACACAGCCTAAAGGAAACGCACAACGATTCCCAATACCGGGAACCGAATCGCATATAGTTATCTTCTCTTCATCCTTACTGAATAGGAACCCAACTGTTTCGAACACTGGTAGTTCAAGAGGTTTGGCATCCTCCCCTCCATTCCATACCAGATCCGTTACAATATCAACCCACTTAATTACTACTATCTTCGCTGGTAAGGTCAACGATTTCACAGGCCCCGCCGGAACAGGCATAGGTTTGGCTGCCTGCGGTGTTGTCTTCTTGCTCATATTTAGATAGATCCTCCCAATTAATAGTAGGTTCAGGGTGTGTTTCTAGCCAATCATAATACTCGGTTTCCGTAATTTCCTGATACGGTGCCTGACGGTAACTATGCTCAGAGTGAGGAAGAAAGCTAACACCAGAAACGGAATTAAAATTATTCCAAATCCAAGCACCAACATCCATCCACTCATTTTCCTTAACGGAGATCGTAACAGACGGTTTATGTTCACACCATTCATCTTGATAAGTCTTCCATAGTTCCAAGTGATCCAATGCATTCAGGTCATCACGTACCACACAGTTATCGGGTGCCTTCATTGGGAAGTAGAACACAGTAGTATGTTCTGGCTTCATAACATCGGCTTCCCAATATACTCCCGAATCTTTGAGAAACGAAGTGATTGGGTCTTTGTTATCGCCTCTAACAGTTCGTAGGTAATACTTGCTATGCCGAGTATGTATACCGCTGGCAGCATCAACCAACTGAGAAACGGTACCAGAAGGCTTAACACAAGTAACGGCAGCAGAAGCGTTAATCCCAAGACGATCAGCCCATACAGAATTAACAGCAACAGCATGGTCACGAAGCGTATTAAGAACTTGTTTAAGGTTTTCATCGTTCGTACTCATCATCTTGTTATCTAGAATACCAGTGAGGGATACACCTAGGAGTGCTTCCTCTGCAGTGTTATCTCTCCAGCCCTTACTAAGATACGAAAATTTTGTAAGTGTTGCCTGAAATGTTCCCAGTATAGCGGCAGCTCCCACTTTACGCTTAAGGGTTTCAATCGTATCGTCATGTCGGACGATGACCTCACTGAGATTGCAAAATTGCTTTGGCCGAAGAATAATCTCGCTACATGGATTGCATCCAAAATCATGCTCTGTGTCTCTTCGTCCCAGACTAGCAACTTTTTCCTTAGCTGCAGCTCGGTTAAAAATTCCACGCTCTCCTGATTTGGATTCATAAAGACTTACCCATTCCTTCATGAAGGTACCCATCTCAACAGGACCCACATAACAAACTGAATTGTTAGCCAATGCACGTTGTGCGTTATCTTCCCACCATGCACCAGACTTAGCTACTGCCATGTTGTGATCTTCGAGATCAGACAGAGAGATCATAGCTGAGCGGCGGACACCACCAACCACAACAATCTCAGCAATCTTACACAGCAGATCGTGACACTCGATTGGCTTCAGCTTACGGCCCGCTGCCTTCTTGAATGTTTCAATGGAGAACTTAAACAGATCTTCCAGTGGCTCAGGGCCAGACGCACGACCACCAAAGGTCTTTAGTCGTGCTCCTTTTGGTCGGACTTTTGAGAGATCCCACTTAGGTACATTGCCAGCATAGAGTAGAGACAGCAATTCTTTGTATGCTTTAGCCCATCCATTTTTAGAATCGACAACATCGATTGTAGTGTCGGAGTCGTGGAAGGTTTCTGCGATGGTGGGGAGTTTGTTGACATACTTTTCTTCGACTGAGAATCCTACACCAGTACCATTCATAAGGATCTGCAGTGACTCGTCAAAGGCACGAGGAGAATCCACCGCAGTATATGCACAATTATAACCCGCCACGTTGTCACGCTCAAGGGCCTTACCTGCAGTCATCAGAGCACGCATGGATGGCATAGTCTCAAGATTCAGAATCGCATCACGCAATTCATTACGAACATCTTTGATGTCGTAATTGTGATTCTCTTTCAGGTGGTTATGAAAGAAATCTAGATAACGATTAACCGTCTCCGGCCATGTTTCTCTACGACCAGTCTCTGGACTCCAACGTGCATAGCGTGAGCGGTGGATGAATGTCTGGTAATTGGACGGAAATTCATTCGTCATCTTCTACTCCATAGTAAGAATGTTTAGGTTTGCGTTTGTATTTTTTCTCATCAGGTACGATACGCTGATGCCACATTGGATCACTGCGAACAGAGTGCTTAAGCTTGTTCTTGATTCGTTTTTGTTTCGGTTCTTTGTCGCTCGACATTATTGACAAGTCTCTGTAGATACCACTGTGCTTTCTTTAGATCTTCTAATCCGTTCTTATGCTTCCACCGTGTCACATACTTTACGATGTTCCCCTCGTAGAAGTCAAGCTGATTAGCATCAATAAAATCTATAGGCTGTATGCTGGATTTGTAGTGTGTTGGGTTTGTGTTGTCTTGCATCAAAGGATGATTAGTGAAATATGAATCAATGTTGTGCTGTTTCATTTTGTAGTTCCGAGATCAAACGAAGACCTGCAACCTGTGCATCTTCAGCATGTTCCATTAGATACGACACGAAGGAGTGAGCAAGAGGTACAAACACTTGCTCTCTGTCAGAACCCTCTTCGGTAAGATCAATGATTTCAATTTCTGGTTTACCATCATCGGTGATTCCGATGGAGATGTAGACACACCCTTCTTTGAATGTAGTGTAAGATTCAATTTCATCTTCATCTGCTCTTTGATAATCATAATCAATTTCTTTTAGTCCAGACATTTGAGATCCTTTTTCATTTCTTTCAGTGTGTCCAATGTGTACCATCTGAATCCTTCCTTCTCACACCAGCGAGACATGGTAAGTTTGGACCCCTTACGAACTCTAGTGTCCGGTCTATACAGTATAAAGATCAGCTCCTGTCCGTCAAGACAGTCTCTGATTGCTTTGTACTTCTGAGTATCTCCAATACGGAAAAAGCCTTTGCATTCAATTAGATACTTACCCTTCTTAAAGTCAGGTATGTAGTCCTTATGAATGAAGTAAGCGATCTTCTCTGGCTCGTATTCCCAACCCGGTAGCTTCTTTCCTACTTCTGCTTCAAAATTATTACGATATGTATTAGCCACGGTATGCAATCTTTGCAGCCCGATAGAACCACTTGTAAGAGAATGCTGAATGACGAGCCGTACCCAGTGAGTAAACATAGCTCTGAGGAATCTGCTTCATTACGTCTTGAACAGTAGCGATACCCTTCTGATCATCAGGTAATTGATCATTGAACCATGCCATCATGTTTTCTTTAGCCACCTTACGAAGACGCTTAGCTTGTTTACCATTCATTAGTATGCTCCGTCAATAATTTTAGTCCACGCCGTTAAAATGTAACGTTCTCCTTCTGTAACTAACTTACCACGATGTAAGTGAGTCACCCTACCCGGAAAGCATAACACATGTCCGAGAGGAAGGGGATCAATTTGTATGTTTTGATTTAAAAATTCTGTACCACCACCTTTGAATCCAGTACTCAGTGGTGTAACAAAAGTAATATCTGATGATGCATCGTGATGCCAGTTGCCGTGCTTCTGATTCGTTGGATCATACTTAGCAATCTGTGCATCAGCCAACATGTTTGAGTGTACCTTCCAGTAGTCTTCAGTAACAACAGCAAACCACTCAAGAACGAAGTGCTTGTACATTTCAAACAATCTATTATCCATTTCACGAAGACGAATCTCAGGCATGGATCGATACTCATCCTCGTCTGGATTACGCTCCCAATCAACACCACAGTTCAATGTTTCTTCTAACAACTTAGTAGCAAACTCTTCAGTGAATGCTTTGAATGAGAAGATGTTGTCAGCGTGTGTCGTCACAATGGAGTCAGCAATACCAAGATTAATAAACTCTTGATTGTCATTCTCCATATCGCCGCCGTTCTCTTCGAGAGTGAAGAGACCGTTGGTTACTGCGGCTTTAAACTCAGGGTCTAAGAAACCGTGATTGATTTGATAGAGATCAGGGTGTGTGATATTCATGAGTAACTTCCTCAACTCTTGGCAACTTAACTACCTCACCAATAAGAAACTCATCACCACTAGCATAACGAAATACCCGAACGCCTTCATCAGCGTAGCACGGTACCTTATGCTTGCAAAATAAACAGTCCTTAGCAATCTTTGTGTTACCATTATCCTGTACAACCGGCGGATAACAAAAGGGAGGTGGCTTCTTCAGCCCCAACTCCTTCCTTAATTGTGCAATACGATCCTGAATGTTTGGTAGGTCTGAGAAGTCAGGACGAAAGAGTGTCAACTCACCAGTAACTTTGTTCACCACTAAGAATCCACCACCTTCGGTACCCATTGCATGTTCATAGCCAGCAAGCTGTGCCATGTAACCAAATGGATCCTCTTCTGCAACTCTACCATTCACAAACTTCTGGAATGAATAAGGTGAAGCAGTCTTAACATCGACTACCTGACCATCAATGGTACAGTCCATGTGTCCGAGCACACCATCAACATCCACTTCCTTCTGCTCATTCTCTACCTTATGTCCAGCAAGACGAGCAAAGAACAGAACCAACTCTTCAACCACATGACCAAATAGAAACTTCATTGCATCGCTTGGCTTAAGACTTGAATCTGAATTGTCTTCTGCTTGTGCATCAAACCACAACTTACGATTTGGATAACCAACATTACTCATACGAAGCGTATGTTTCTTAGACGCTCTCGGCTCAGCCCAATGAAGAATGGTATCTTTAATACTGTTTACTAAGTGATCAAGATCTTCTTCGGGGATCTTCAATCCTTCTTCGTGGTTTAATGAATCATCGAAGAGCTGATAGATGTCTTCAACGAGAGTGTCTAGTGTTTTAGTCATGTTAGTCCTTTAGTAATTGGTATTATCACCCCATCTACGGCGTGCCTCTCCGTTGCTCCAGCGATCACCTTTAAGAGCAAACATCGTTTGATTACCAGCAACAACACGCTCTGGTGTTCTGCTACCACACTCCGTACATTCGCACTCTTTATTGCGCTCCTCAATGGTACGCATCTCTTCAAACTCATGTCCGCAGTCTTTACATTTGTATAGATAGATAGGCATAAAGTTTACCCCAAGTGAGTCACACCATAAAGTGTGTTGTTGTCGTCACTGTGTACTTCCTCCATGAATTCCAAGTACTCATCCTTGGTGGTGTAGTATTTAATCACCTGTGACATAGCTGCAGTCACACGGTTGTTATCTGCTATATCCTCTTGTACGATAACAAGCGGATTGCGTATATGATCCATGTATTCCTTCTTCAGGAATTTTAAAAAGATATCCTCTGCATGATCATCAAATATTTCTACTTCTATCATTGCATTAATTTTCATTCATATACCTCCACCAATTTATCTTCGGAAGGAACACGCTCACGCTCTCGTGCTCCATAGCGGGCTTGTACTGCCAGTGATTCATCTTCCGTCAAGAGTTCAAGTTTGCCGTGGATCAACCAAGCCTCTAGCTTAATCTTGTTGGTGGCTTTCTTCTTGATGCGGTACACAAGAGCATCCCAATCCCAACATGGGCTTTGGGTTAAAAGCCAACCCTCCATATAGTCATCACGCAAGCGGTGCTCAACCACACCACCATCAGCGTAGTGCTGCATTACTTTGATGGCTTCTAGTGTTTCTTCTCTAGTCATTAGTGAGTCTCCGACCAATCGTTACCAATCTTGTATTCCCCATCGAGTGGGCATCGTAATCCAAGTTCCTGCCCTGCAATTTTGATTGCATCTACTGCAAGCACACCAAACTGTTCTGCTTGGGTCCACTCTACCTCAGTCTGGAATTCATCGTGAATGTTACCAATGAATTTGAAGTCAATGCCGTTGAGTGTGGCAGTCTCATGCAGGATAGTCAATGCTTTCTTCATCACGATAGCACCTGCAGACTGTAGCAGTGTGTTGAGTGCAGCATGCTCGGACCGTAGCCATAGCTTACGGCCATCCAATCCCTTTAGATACCCTCGCTTTGCCGCAATAGCAACTCGTTCTCTAAGCCCTGCCAGTGCAGGTGTATTCGTAAGGAATCGTTCTTTAAGTTTTGCTCCATCTCTTGCACTGCCTCCAACAACACTACCGATCTTTGCATCTCCCGCTCCGTAGAGAAATGCATAGATGAAAGTCTTTGCTTTATCTCTTGTATCGAGTCCAGCAGCTCTTTGGTTTGCCGAGTGAATGTCGCCGGTAAGTAACTCATGTGTATAGTCCTTATCATTCATGTAGTGTGCAAGCATACGCAACTCAAGACCACTGGCATCACAACCTACAAGTTTCATATTACGATCAACAGTAAAGATTGATCTGAATTCTTTACCATAGGGTGAGTAGCCCGCCGGTATCTGTGCCATGTTTGGATCACTGTGCGTCATGCGGCCAGTCACAGCACCGTTACTATTCACATAACCATGCACACGACCATCATCTTCAATATGATCAATGATGTTACTGAGCATAGCCTCACGCTTCTGCACTAAGAAGTACTCAGCAATAAGCTTACACTCTGGTATGTCTGTTACAGATTCAAGAACAGATTCATCTACGATCACTGATCCTTTCTCGGTGTACTTACTTGGCTTCCATCCGAGTGCAATCAGTCTCTCTGCAATCTGCTTTCTTGATCCAAGGTTGAATTCTTGCCAGACGATCCGTGAGAAATCACCCCATACAACTTCTTTCCAATCCACGAGCCAGCGAAGATTGCCACTACTGAGATCACCATCTTTCTTGTACTTGAGTACAATCTCTTTATCCATCTTGGCAATAGGCTTAAAAGTTTGCCGTACACTTTCTTCGAGGTCATATCTTTTCTCCTGTAGTTTAGCCAATAACATGTGTGCTGAACGCTGATCAACTAACCATCCGTTCTTCTGTTGCTGTGCGATGATAGCTGCGACTCGATGTTCGAGATCGATAGACGTATCTGCAAATCCAACTCCTTCCTTTCTAAGTACTTCGTAAACCTTCGCAGTAACTGCAGTGTCTTGCTTACAGTACTCAACCATCTCTGGCGTAAGCTTACTCCAATCATTGAAGTCTCCTTTAGGGAATCCAAGTGTCTCGCCCCAAGCTCTAAGTGAGTGCCCACCTTCACGAGAAGGATTGAACAAGCGAGAGAGTACTAGTGTGTCTACTACTTCACCATCGTGCTTGTAGCCCCACAACTTTTCTAGTACAGGTAGATCAAACGAAATAAGGTTGTGGCCTATGAGTCGATGTCCAGCCACAAGTCCAGCAAAATCGTTATGATCACTGTCAGTAAAGACATATACATTATTAGTTTCAACATTACGTACCACCGCTAAGTGAATGATTGTTGCATTCAGTCCATCTGTTTCAATGTCTACTACGAAATCTTCCACTGTCTCCTCCCATTGAGATCAGTTGGTGTATGAAGTAATGAAGGCTACCACAAAGATTGCTACATAAACAAGTGTCATTAGAATTCACCCTCTTCATCGTCATCCTCTTGGATGAATGGGTTGTCGATCTCATACATGCGGCCACTGACCTTATCGTATTTAAGATAAGCAGCAACACCAGTCTCACCAACATAACGATTCTTCAGGACACGAAGCTTAGATACACTGCGTACTTCTTCATCATCATCCTGCTGATTACGCTCAAGACCAAATACCATGTCAGATAGCTGTGCAATGGAGTGTGAACCACGAAGCTGAGAGAGTGTTACCTCTGCACCTTGCTCATGTCCATTGTCACCACTTGGTCTACGCAGGTGAGAGATCAGGAACATACCTACATTGGTTTCATGCACCAGTGTACGCAGCTTAGTCATAAGTCTGTCGATTAGTTGACGCTCATTGTCACCCTCCATACCAGACACGACAATGGATAAGTGATCAACAATCACCCACTTCACATCGTATGCCTTGACCATGAATCGAATCTTGTTGATCAGATTATCTTCATTGGTGGAGCCGAAGTGATCATGCAGGAACACACGCCCACTACCGAGAGTCTTCTTAAACAAATCAAACTCTTCTTCTTTAGTCAGTGAGTCAAGCACATCAGGTAGAATCAGTCGCTTGTTTGCTTCGATACTCATCAATCCCAGACCAGTGGTGCGTGGAGTTTCTTCATAGTGAAGTAACCCAATGCTATCCTCAGTGGTCTTCAGAATGTGATGCTCCAACTCTTTTACCAGTGAAGACTTACCCATACCTGAGCCTGAAGTAATCGTCACCAACTCTTGCTGACGGAATCCGTATGTGAATTTATTTAATCCTTCCCACGGATACGGTACAGATACACGATTGTCACGCTCATGAATCAGGTCCCACATATCAGCACCAGCAAGGATACCCTCTGGTGTGAACACCTTAGCACCCCACCATTCATTCATGAACTCTTCACGATCATTGTTCTTTAGATACTCATTGGCATCCTTGTACTTCTTGAGTGTCAGAATCTTAGCCTTGTTAGGTTGGAACAATTCTGCTACTTGTTTAGCTGCATCGACACCGGGCTTGTCGTTATCGAATGCAATCACCACAGTCTCAAAGTCATCGAAGAAAGCAAGATTCTTCTTGATGTCCTTGACTGCAGACCCAGCACCATTGACTACAGACACAACAGCAAACTTACTGCCGGTCAATTCATATGCAGCCATCGCATCACACTCACCCTCTACAATGGTGATATATTTACCACGAGAGAATAGATGCTGACCGAACAACTCGGAACCCTTGATGTTCCCTTCAGCAAAGAATGATTTCTCTTTGACATTGCGAATCTTCTTAGCAACCAATGCACCATCCTTGTAGTAGGGATACATGTGATTGGCTACAGTGCCATCGCTATTGTACTTTACTTGAACACCGTAAGTCTTAGCGGTAGCTTCTTTGATCTTACGATCAGGTAATGGGCCATAGGTACCATCCATCCACACACCTCTTGAATTAAACGGAACAACATTATTGTCGAAGTCTTTGGCTGCTGTGTTAGCACTAGCTGGCGTGTGCTTATTACAAGAAAAGCACTTGCTAGAACCATCAATATTAATTGCTTTAGCGTCACTGCTGCCGCAGTTGCCACATGGCAGACCAGTCTCTGCCCAATTGGATTTATTGAAGTCAAGCATGTATCTCACTCCAGTTGCTTGATTAAAGAAAAGGCTAGTCTTTCCTAGCAGTCAGGCCCTTTATAGTAGTGCCAGTACTTTGGAGGAGAGCCTTAGAAATCTTTAGCCTGCTCTGCTGCTTCTTCTGATTCAAACTCAGACAGACCAGAACCACCACCAGTATAAGGTACATGTTCCAGTACTTGAATAGCCTTCAGACGCTTACCCAAACCATAACGCTTGGATGCTTGGTGATCATAGACGTAGAAGGATACCTTTACCTTGGAACCATTACCAATCTCACCATTCTCCCAAACACGCTTAGCACTATCGACAATGGTAGGTGCATCATTCTGCTTACCCTTTGCAGTGTACTCTTTCAGCTTCATCTTGAAAGTATTCGGGTCCTTCTCAGTACCCTTAATGTTCATCTTCTCAAGACGCTTACGTTCCTCATCAGAAACAGTAACATCAATAGACCAGTAGTTGTAATCTACGTACTGATCATTCGTAACCATCTGATGTGGAAGTACTTTAGCCCACTGAGCGGTGCCTTCAGTAACAATGACTTCTACATTATTTGCCATCTTCATTTCTCCAAATTATGATGCAACCACTGCATCGTTTCACTTAAGGAACCTGAATTGTAAACCAGAAGGTCAGTACAAAGCAAGTGTCCAAGCATATAAATTACTTATATTAAATTAAGATGCCTTATGTCTCCACTGTGCTACCAGATTGAGATTACGATACACCTTACCATCAGGCCACTGCCTGTCTGGTGTGCTGGTCTCATAGATTCTCTTGACATCCTGAGCAGACACTAGTAGTGGATACTTACCAGTAATACAAAAGGCATAGAACAAAGGAACATCATCAGATGAATAATTGGAAATGAATTCATCTAGCAGGTTGTACTCCTGTTCCTTGAAGTTGAAGGTACCCTTGACCTGTACTAAACGAGAACCATTATCAGTAACCACCAAGTAGTCAGGGAGATTACGAACAAACGGATTCAAGGAATAAAAACAATCAACAGCAACACCACCAAACCCTAACCGAATACACTGGTAGTTCTGCTCACCACACCACTCTTCAAATAAAGATTCACCTGTGGTGGCTGCCAATCGATCAGAGTAACGATCACTACTTGTCCTTAGGGGTTGAGTCATTTTAGTAATCCAAACGGTTCCATCCCTGCTTTGATTGCCTTATAGGTAGCATCAGCCGACCGCTGAAGGCCAAACACAGTACGGTCTGCATGACCTGACACCATCTCATCCCGATAGAATTCAGCATCGGATAGGAATTCATGGAGTGCCTGATCCTCGATGTCAATCCAGTAGTGTAGACTGGTGGACTTGACTACCTTAGGTGCAGGCAGATCACGCTCGATGTGATCCTGATAGAAACGCTTTGGTATCTTTACCAATTTCATGTGTTCTCCTTTTTCTTCATTGCTAGGTAATCAATGACCACTGATAAACCTAAACCAAAAAAGACACCAAGGAAGAAGAAGGGAATAACATCAAGTAAATTCATCATCAGTTCTCTCCTACATGTGATTGAAGAACAGCAATACTAATTCATCTTACGGTGGATGTCCAATAAGATCTTTTTATGGGTGTATAAAAAAGATACACTTGACAACCCCCTGACAGCACTTGTAGAATACATATGAGTCCTTTAGGGAATAAAAAAGAACTGTATAATAATATATAATAATTATTCTTATTAATAATTCTTTATATATTCTTTATACTTTCTTTATTATTTTCTTTATTATTATTCTTATTAAAGTTCATAACAATTCATAAGTATTCATAAGAGGATTTGTTACTGTTGTATTTTTACAACACTCCTTATTCTTCTTCATATTCTATTACATCTAAACTAGTCTCTAAATGAATACCTAGTTTGACTGCTTCTAGAATACCAAATACTTCAATGTTGTTTACTTCATCTGAGTACTCATAAATCAACTCTAGAATCCTAGTAATTAATTCTCTGTGTACTGGGTAAGTTTTGCTTACTCCCATATTAATTACGTTACTCATGTTTTTTAGTCTCCATTATGGGTTTGTAAGTACTCACTAACCTCTTCATCACGATCTCTTAAGTATTCCTTAAGTCCCTCTGCTTCTGGTACCTGCATCAACTCATGACGATAGGTAATCAGAAGATTCTGAAAGTCTAATTCTTTCTCTTTTTCTTTTACTTCCCACTCAGCCCACGCTTCTGCTTCTTCGTAAGGATTAAGCATGTTGTGTTACTCCTTGTCTCTGTGTCCTGTAAATGCCCCTGAGAGGCTCTGTAACGGTCTGTGAGAGGAGATCTCTGGCAGGATGATGTAGGGTACCACCCCACCAGAGATCGTGGCTTAGAGGCTTGTTAGTATCATCAAAGCAAAAGCCGCTAGAATGAATACCAAATAAACCAAATCAAATAATCTCAGCATATCATGCAGCCATCTTCATCAGAGTAGGAACAAACTGGCGTACCTTGTCCTCACGTTTCTGAATCAGTGCTGACATGTTCTCATCCTTGGTCTTCTTACTCGCAGCATGAGTAGACCAGTCAGTGAGACAATTGAAGACTGCCCACACAGTGCTGCCCATCTCACCCACATACTTGATGTGTGCATCCGTCAGGTACTTGTACATTACATTGTCATTGCCACCTGCTACCTTCTCGAAGAACCCTAGTGCTTCCTCAATGGTGATCTCACGGCCAGCCATGACTTTCCATACCTCTGCATTCTCAAGATAGGTCTGAGCGGCATGACGCACATTCATGATGGCTTGTTGAGGATCAAGATTCTTCGTGTGCTTACCGTAGAAGTGAGCGAAGTTCTTACCGATCACCATGCCATTGGTACACAGCATGCGGAACGCCCCCACCATTGTGCGGAATGACCATGAACCATCATATGAATTCAGGAGTGACAGTTCCAGATTTACAAGGTCATCTGATGACTTACCAATCTGAATCGTGTGTGCTGGTAGACGATAACGAACCACTGTGCGAGCACCGTTATGACTGGTACTAACCTTACGCACGATACCAGACAGGTCAAGACCGGATTGCTTGAGTGCTACCTCAAACTGCGGCACGATGTCACGATTCTGTACCAACTTGTACTTACTACCTACTACTGCAATCGGGCTGCCATCAGCATCCACAATGGCCTTGTGTGTAGGTACACGATTAGCAGTGAGACTTGCGCCAGCCCATAGGGGTGCTTC